GCTCACAGAAGGGTCGTCCAAAAAAAGCTAAGTCATTGTTGTCTGCCAAGCAAAAGACATTGCCTGAGGCAATTAAGAAAAAAATCTTAAAGAAGAAGATGAGCAATGCCTAAGTATCAGTTTCGGGATGGCACACCGTATGACGGGCCAACAATCAAAACACCAGATGGACGTATCTTGTCTGGTGCTACTTACACTAAACACTCTAAGAGGCTAGAGGAGATTAAAGATGGCGGTGAACGCGGCGGGAAACTACACGAAGCCAGCCCTGCGAAAGAGGTTGTTCAACCAAGTAAAGCGGGAAGCAAAGGGCGGAGCAAGCGGTCAGTGGTCAGCAAGAAAAGCCCAAAGACTAGCACTGCTTTATAAGAAAGCTGGCGGAGGTTACACATCATGAACAAATCACTTATCAAAGTATCAAGCGGTGATGTTAGGGCTATGGCTGGTGATGCTGGCTTTAAGAGTTATGCCAATAACAAGAACATCAACATTGACAAGCTACCGACGATAAAGATGCACAGTCTTTACATGCAGTACCTAAAGTCTAAAGGTCAGTAATGAAAGCCCCACAGAAGTCATTACGCGCATGGACTAGACAGAAATGGCGCACTAAGTCTGGCAAGCCTAGCACACAAGGTAGCGAGGCTACAGGTGAGCGTTACCTCCCAGAATCGGCTATAAAATCTTTATCGGCCTCTGAGTATTCTAGGTCTACCCGCGCTAAGAGGGCGGCCCTGCGTAAGGGCAAGCAGTTCTCTAAGCAACCTAAAGACGTTGCCAAGAAAACAAAGGCACATCGCACATGAGTTTTATGCATACAATTACCAAAGATGACAGACATCTTCTTAGAACCATTGTTAAGAAAGTTCATCTTGCTCATCACCCAGAGCAGTTCTGCACAGACAGAGAAGCCGACAAAGTTATTTCTACCATAGGGCCAGAAGTTGTTGAGCGAATGATTAAGTTTGGAGTAGACCACAAAGTTGACCAACTTTAGTTACAAGCCTGATGGCACAACATTAAAAGAGTTTATGAAGGACGAGACGTTCTTCCGTGGAATCCGTGGGCCTGTTGGTTCTGGCAAATCTGTTGGCTGTTGCATCGAAGTGTTTCGCAGAGCCTTAATGCAGGAGAAAAATAAAGAAGGTGTTAGGCGTAGTCGTTGGGCGATTATTAGAAATACAAACCCACAGCTTAGAACAACCACAATCAAAACGTGGCTCGACTGGTTTCCAGAAGACCAGTGGGGTAAGTTTCATTGGTCAGTTCCGTTTACACATCACATCAAGCAAGCAGATTTGGACCTCGAGGTTTTATTTTTGGCACTTGATAGGCCAGAAGATGTTAAGAAACTCCTTTCATTAGAACTTACTGGTATCTGGATTAACGAAGCCAGAGAGGTTCCGAATTCTATTATCGATGCGTGTACTATGCGTGTCGGAAGATTCCCGTCCATGCGGGAAGGTGGGCCATCATGGTCAGGCGTAATAGCCGATACTAATGCCCCCGAAGAAGACCACTGGTGGCCCATCATGTCTGGCGAAGTTCCTATTCCTGACCACATTCCAAGAGAACAAGCAAAGATGCTTGTTAAGCCTGATAACTGGTCTTTCTACACACAGCCCCCTGCAATGATTGAGCAGACTGATAAAGAAGGCAGTGTGCTTGATTACAAAGATAATAAAGACGCTGAGAATCAAAAGCACATGCTCAAGTCTTATTATTCTAATCTTATTAGAGGCAAGACTAAAAGCTGGATTGATGTTTATGTAATGAACAGGCTAGGCTCAATCCAAGATGGTAAGCCTGTGTATCCTAGCTTTGTGCCTGAGATGCATGTTGCAAAAGAAGAAATACCTATTGCAGAAGGTGTGCCAGTATATATCGGCATTGACTTTGGGCTTACACCAGCGGCTGTGTTCGGGCAAAAGGTTCGGGGTAGATGGCTCATACAGTCTGAGATTGTTGCTATTGATATGGGCATTGTTAGGTTTTCAGAACTACTGCGGCAAGAAATTGCTACAAGGTTTCCTCATGTAGATGTTCATATATTTGGCGACCCCGCTGGTGACTTTCGCGCACAAACAGATGAGACTACACCATTCCAAATTATGCGCGGTGCAGGACTACGAGCATTGCCAGCACCATCTAATTCTGTTGACCTAAGACTGGAATCTGTGTCACAAGCGTTAAATAAAATGGCAGATGGTAAGTCTGCTTTCTTAGTTGATAGGCGTTGTCCTAGCTTGATTAAAGGCTTTGAGGGCGGGTATCAGTATAAGCGTATGGAAGTGTCTGGTGAGAGATATGCTGACAAACCAGAAAAAAATATGTACTCTCATATCCATGACGCTCTTCAGTACCTTATGTTGGGTGCCGGAGAGGGAAGGCAGTTGATTTCTAACCACAAACCATTGCAGTCTTTCAATGCCAAGAAAGAGTATGATGTGTTTGCAAGAAAGCCCAAAGCCAGAAACCGCCAAGGTTTATGGTCAAGAATGTAGGAGTTTGTTATGTGTGTAGGCCCAATGAAGCCAAAAAGACCAGCGGCACCAACGCCTGACCCAGCGATTGAGGCTGAACAAAAAGAACAAAGAGAACAAGCTACTGATGAAGCAAAGTCACGAAAAATGGAAGCTGTAGATGAGGCGTTCCGTAGACTTCGCGGTGGCAGGGGCAGACGCTCTTTGATAACAAGTAGCCGTGGCGGTGCTGGTTACTACAATGAGTACCTTAAGTAATGATTTATAATTCACCCAACATGATTGCAAGCGGCGCAGATAAAATTGCTAAATCATATTTAAAGAAATATGAAACAGCAAAAAATCATCGTCAAAACTTTGTTGATTTATTTGAAGAGTGTTATGAATATGCCCTCCCTCAAAGAGAGTCTTTCTATTATGAAGCGGCTGGTCAAAGACGCGATGACAAAATATTTGACGAAACAGCAGTTGTTGGCGTTCAAGAGTTTGCTTCTAGGTTACAGCAAGGGCTTGTTCCAAACTTTGCTAGGTGGGCTGACTTTACGGCTGGCTCTGAAGTACCAGCTGAAAACCGCGATGAAATCAATAATGAGTTGGATGAAGTAACTGATTACGTCTTTGAGGTAATACAGAACTCTAACTTTGGGCAGGAAGTGCATGAATCCTTTATGGATTTAGCTGTTGGTACTGGCGTATTGTCAGTGTCAGAAGGTGACGCAATACATCCTGTAATGTTTTCTGCAATACCGTTGCCACAGGTAGTATTGGATAGTGGCCCTGATGACCGCATTGACCATGTGTATCGTGAGCGTCAGGTTCGTAACTCTGATATATCTATTCTTTATAAGAAGGCTAATATCTCTAGCAAGCTTGCTGATAAGATATCTCGTGCGCCAGAAGAAAAGACAAAGATACTTGAGGTAGTGTGCAGAGATTACACCAAGGTAAACGAAGAAGCATATTTCTTTTATGCTATTGAGTGTGGGATTGGTGAAACAATTGTATCTGAATCATATACTGGCGTTGGCTCTAACCCTTTTATATGTTTTCGGTGGTCTAAGTGTAGTGGAGAAATCTATGGCAGAGGCCCACTAATCAATGCTTTGAGTGCAATTAAAACAACTAATCTTACTATTGAGTTGATATTAGAAAACGCTCAGATGGCTATCTCTGGCATCTATCAAATGGACGATGATGGCGTTGTAAACCCCGATACAATCAATCTCGTTCCGGGGACTGTAATTCCAAAAGCGGCTGGTTCTGCTGGTCTGCAACCTGTTCGTGCCGCTGGTAGCTTTGATGTTGCTAACCTTGTGTTAAGCGATATGCGTTTAAATATTAAACGTGCATTGTATAATGATATGCTTGGTAATCCTGATAGAACTCCTGCATCTGCAACAGAAATTGCAGAACGCATGGCTGACTTATCAAGACGCATCGGCTCTGCTTTTGGCAGATTGCAAGCTGAGTTAGTGCAACCTGTTTTACAGCGTGTAGTTTACATACTGAAGAAACAAGGGCGTATTGAGTTGCCTACTATTAACGGCAGAGAAGTTAAAGTTCGTTCTGTTTCTCCTCTTGCTCAAGCACAAGCAAACTCAGATATTACATCTGTGTCTCGCTTCCTTGAGTTGGTACAGGGTCGCTTTGGCCCAGAGCTAACAAACATACTGATTAACTCAGAAGAAACTGCTGTGTATCTAGCAAAGAAGTTTGGTGTTCCTGATAATTTAATAAGAGATTTGAATGAGCGACAACAGCTTGTTCAAATGGCGCAACAAATGGCGCAACAGCAACAACAGCAACAAATGATGATGCAACAGCAAATGACTCAACCACCACCACAGGAGTAGCTTAGTGGCTAAACATCTCAGTCTTGATGGATATGAGAGGTCAGTAACTGTAGACAATAAAATATCTTTAGATGTTGCCGCCTTGTTCAAAACAGAACTAGGTCGAGAAGTTCTAAAATACTTACGCTCAATCACAATAGAATCAGTTAATGGTGCTGGTGTTTCTGATGCACACCTACGCCACATGGAAGGTCAGCGATATATCGTTGGCGTTATAGAACAACGCATCAATCACGCACATAAGGTAAAAGATAATGAATGAAGAATCTCAAGCCGAAGGTGTTGAACCAACAGAAGCAGTCCAGAGTGAGACTGCGGTTGAGCGTCCTGAGTGGCTACCAGAAAAGTTTACTAAAGCAGAAGATTTAGCAAGCGCATACTCTTCTCTTGAAAGCAAGTTAGGGCAAAAAGAAGAAGACATTCGCGCTAACTTTATGGAAGAAATGGAAAAAGAAGCATATGCTAATCGTCCAGATTCAGTAGGTGATTATGAATTGCCAGAAGGAATAGACGATGAACTAGCCGCTGATAACGAACTATTGCAGTGGTGGGCTAATCATTCTTTTGAAAATGGGTTTAATCAAGAAGAGTTTTCTGAAGGCATTAAAATGTACACTGAAGCTCTTAATGCTGATGTCCCTGATTATGATGCGGAAGTTGGAAAGCTGGGTGACAATGCATCTGCAAGAACAGAGGCTGTGTCTTTGTTTGCTAATCAATTTTTCCCAGAAGAACAGTTAGGCGCAATTGAGCGTATGTGTGAAACGGCAGATGGTGTTATGGCATTGGAAACAATGATGGGTGCCGTAAAACAATCAGGGCCATCTTCAGACCAGATGCCATCTTCGCAAACAAATGAAGCTGAATTAAAGCAAATGATGCTTGATGACAGGTATCACAACCCTGCAAAGCGTGACCAAAACTATGTGCGCCAAGTAGAAGAAGGCTTCAAGCGCATCTATGGAAACTGAACTAATGAAAAAAGACCGACTCTCTTTAGTGGAGGGTCGGCTTGAACATGCTGATTATCTTAAAGACAACCTTAGAATTGAAGATATTAGAGAGTGTTACATACATGGGATGACCCCTGAGTATGCTCTTACAGACCCATTTGATACATTTAACGCAGTCACATACACCTTAAAGTTTGATGATGAAGTAATAGCAATGTGCGGCACTGTGCCTGTAGATTCTAAAACTGCTAGGGTTTGGATGCTCGGCTCGTCATTGATTGAAGATAATTTCATGGGCTTTTTACGGGGGTGTAAAAGGGTTATAAATCTTTTACAAGCACAGTATGAAAGCATAGAAAACTATGTGCCAGTTGACCATGAGCATACAATAATGTGGCTTCAGTGGTGTGGATTCCAAGTTGATACTAATATGTATGAAGTGTCTGGTCACACCATGGTTAGATTTGTTCGTTGCATTAATTCAGAAAATAATGTTTACTATCTAACAAAACGGCCTGTAACGCACTGAGCGACCCGCAAGGATACTCGCAGTGAGGATGCCAAGCAGACAACCGCAGAAACTTTAACTTTTTCAGAAAGACTGTAAAATGGCAAATACAATTGATACCGCCTTTATTAAACAGTTTGAATCTGAAGTACACATGGCTTATCAGCGCATGGGTTCTAAACTGCGGAACACTGTGCGTATGGCAAACAATGTGACAGGTTCGACTGTTCGTTTCCAAAAAATTGGTACAGGCACTGCCTCTACTAAATCTCGTAACGGTAATGTGACTCCAATGGAATTGAATCACTCAACCGTTGAAGCAACAATGGCTGACTTTTATGCCGCTGAGTACATCGATAAGTTAGATGAACTGAAGATTAACATCAACGAACGTCAAGCTGTGGCTCAGTCATCTGCCGCCGCACTTGGTCGTAAGACTGATGAAATCCTCTACACAGCAATGGACGCTGGTGCCAACTCAACACAGATTCATGATGCTAGTTCTGCTCTTGAAAAAGCTGACCTATTATCACTGTTTGAAACATTTGGTTCAGCAGACATTCCAGAAGACGGTCAGCGTTACTTAGCAATGCATCCTAAAGGATATGCAGATTTGTTCTCAATTACAGAGTTTGCTTCTAGCGACTTTGTTGGTGAACAGAACTTGCCATATGCTGGCGGCATGAGCATGAAAGAGTTTCTAGGCTTCAAGATTTTCTCAACATCAGCGATTACTGCTGGTAAGAATATTGCTTACCACACATCGTCTATTGGTCTTGGTGTCAACTCTGACGTTTCAACTGAACTCAACTATGTACCAGAAAAAGTAGCACACCTTGCGACATCAATGATGTCTATGGGTGCTGTCGTTATCGATGATAACGGCATCTACGAAGTTCTGGACAACAACTAGGAGGGTTAAGAAATGGCTTATGGAGCTTCTGGTCTTACTCGCATGGCGGGTGGTGGCGGTTACAACATTTGGTTTTACTCATCAGTAGATGCCCTTTCTGTTGTTCGCGCTTCTGGATACTTTAACGATGCGGCTGGCATGATGAATGTTGGCGATGTTGTTTTTGTTTATGACAACAACGCACCTACTTTAGCTATCTCTACTGTATTGTCTAACACTGGCTCTGTCGTTGACATTGCCGATGGTACGGCAATTACAGTTACAGACTCAGACTAAAGGAGTAGGGGAGGTCAAGGTATTAACTTACCTCCCCTAACCGCATATGGCAGTTAGTAGCACACACGCTAATACACCGATTGATATATGTTCTCGCGCACTGATACTTATAGGCGCGGAACCAATCACATCTTTTGATGATGGAACAACCGAGGCTCTTGTCTCGGTAAATATGTATGAGGACGTTGCTAGAACTTCTTTGGTTAATACCAGATGGAGATTTGCAACTAATCAGGCTGTATTAAACTTATTAACAGACGCACCTACAGGACGTTATGAACGAGCATATCAGCTACCATCTGGGTATCTTATGGTTCATGCGGCAACTGTAAATGATGCGTTTATAGATTACCAAATTTACGGAGATAAATTGTATTCAGACACAGATACGTCTGACCAAGTTGTTCTCGATTTTTCTTACAGGGCTAACGAAGTAGACTGGCCTTCTTATTTTACTATATCTGTTGAGTATGCGTTAGCTATGGTGTTTGCTACATCAATTGCAAGAGATGCAACTCTTGCGGCCCTAATGGAAAAGCAAGCTATATCTGCTATGGCAAAGGCAAGAAGTCTTGATTCGCAACAGCAGACAGCTAGAAAGCTATCAACATCGAGGTTTATTAGTAATAGGCGCAGTTAATGGCTAGGATTAGAGTCCCCTTATCTAACTTTCAGTACGGTGAAGTCAGTCCTTCTATGTTGTCTAGGACTGATACTAAGGTGTACGCTAACGCCGCAAAAAAATTAGAAAACTTTTTCATAAGAAATGAAGGTGGAATCCTCAAAAGGTTTGGCACAGAAAAGATATATGAGTTTGACACAACTGTAGATACATCAAAGAGACAGCAAATAAGGCTTGTTCCTTTTATATTTTCTGATGATGAAAGATATGTAATATCATTAGAAAACGCTAAGATACGGTGTTTTAAAATGGACCCATCTACAGGCGATATATCTTTAGTAGAAACCATTACTCAAGACACAAGCTCTGCGGCACTGCCAATTACAGACAGCATACTTGATGAGATTACCTTTGCTCAATCTGGCGATGTAATGTTTTTAGCTCATCAGTCATTTATGATTAGAAAGCTAACTCGCACTAGCCTTAATGATTTTGAAGTTAGCACGTTTTCTTTTATCTCAGACACGGATGATAACTATATTTTCCAGCCATACTATTCCTTTCATGGTACGGATGTAACTCTTGACCCATCAAAGACAAGTGGAACAGGCGCAACATTAACAACATCATCGGCGTATTGGGATATAACAGGCAGTGCTGACGGGAGTGGTAACTATACAAGCTCTTTGCATGTGGGTGTTGTAATACGATATCACGGACAAGAAATACTTATAACATCTGTTCAGTCTGCTACCCAAGCTACAGGAAATATTTCTGATAAACTGGAAGTTCATCTTGATTCTGATGCAATAGAAACAACTGATGGCATTGCTGATATAGAAATAACTATGGTTGGTCATGGATTAAGCACTGGCGACTCTGTTATTATAAGTCATGCTGGGGGTGTTGGAGGCATTTCTGCAAATCAAATTAATGGCACAGAGTCAGTTCAAGATGTGGTTAGTGAAAATGTATTTGTTGTAACTGCTGGCTCAAATGCAAATAGCTCTACTGTTGGTGGCGGTACTCCTAAGATTGAAACGCACGCACCCACAACTCAATGGGAAGAGCAGTCATATAGCGCACTTAGAGGGTTTCCTGCGGCTGTAACTTTTCATGAGAATCGTTTGTGGTTTGGCGGCACCCCTACTCAGCCTGATGGTATATGGGCAAGTAGAACAGGTGATTACTTTAACTTTGATGTTGGCAAAGCAGAAGATGATGACGCTCTTGATTTAACAGCAAGTATTGGTGAGATTAATAGCATTAAACATATTGTCTCAAACAGAGACTTGCAAATCTTTACAAGCACTTCAGAGCTATATATCCCTGCATTTAGCGAAAAGCCAATCACTGCAACAAATGCACAAATCAAAAGACAAACACCTTATGGTTCTAGCTTTGCAAAGCCGGAGTCATTAGATGGTGCGACTATATACGCACAGAAGAATGGCTCTGTTATTAGAGAGTACATTTATTCAGACGCAGAAGCGGCGTATGTGTCTACCGCAATTAGCCAGCTTTCTGCTCATTTAATAAATGACCCAGTTCAAATGACCATTCTGCGTGGTGCAATTAATCGTCCAGAGTCCTATGCGTTTATTTTAAACAAGGACGGTACGATAGCTTTGTTTACCTCCAACAGAACTGAGCAACGTGCAGGATGGTCACAGTTTACAACTAACGGTAAGTTTCATTCTATTTGTACAGTAGACGATAGAGTGTTTCTTGTAGGTCAGTATGATAAAGGCGATGGCACTCAGAAGTTTATTCTTACTGAGTTTAACTCATCTCTTAATTTAGACTTTTCAAATACATTTGATGGAAGTCTTGGCGCGGCATCTACCTGTACAATTACTGTAACCGATTATGCAAACATAGCTGTTGGCACTACGATTACATTTACTAAAAGTAATGGTGCAACTGTAGTCTTTACTTCTGAGGCTATTAGTGGGAGTGCACCTTCTGGCGCACTAAACTGGCGACCTAATGAAAGCAACGATACAACAGCGGATAATATATTTACAGCTGTTAATGCACATGCTGACTTTACTGTGTCTAATCCTGCGGCAAATGTAGTTACAATTACAGAAACATCACCTACTGCTGGTGGCGCATTGTCTGTTGCAACATCTGACGCAACAAGGCTTGCTAAAACAAATCAAAGTAAGGTAGGTGTATTTGATGTGTCTGCTCATTTTGCAAATGGTGCTGTTGTATCGGTTGTGAATGGAGATAACTTTTTAGGTGCGTTTACTGTTGCCGCTGGATTAGTGGATGTTTCTGCTGTTCAACAAATAACGTCTGGTGAAATAGGTTATTCATTTAATGTAGAAGCTGAGACTCTTCCTGTTGATGCACAGGTTGTTGGTGGCCCATTAACAGGAAACCCAAGAAGAGTAAATCGTGTTATACTAGATTTGGTTAATACTTTGTCAGCATCTGTTAATGCTAAAAACCTTGTCATTAGACAGGTAACAGACGATTTAAGTTTAGGAAGAAATGCTGTAACAGGCAAACATGAGTTCAGATTGTTGGGTTATAGCAAGGACCCTACAGTAAAAATAACTCAGACAGCACCCTTGTCATTACAGGTTAATGGATTGATTGCGGAGGTATCCTTCTAATGATGCAATATTTGCAAATGGCTGGTACTGCACTCAGCATTTACTCTTCATTATCAGAAGGTAGAGATGAAGTTGGTCAGGAAAAGTTTCAACAACAACAGCTTACGCAAAAAATGGAGCAAGACAAAATCAATGCTCGTAAAGAATCTAATGCTAGGCTTAGAACATTAGATTCGCATGAAAGCATGAACAGAGCGTTTGTTCTTGGAAAGCTAAATAGAGATGTATCGGATAGAAGTTTAAAGGCTTTCTTGCAGAGACAAAGAGATATTGGCAATCAGGACGTTCAAGAAATACAAACTCAAAGCATTTTAACTCAAGGGCAAGATAACGCTAGGATGCAATACTCATCTCTACGGGCACAAAACGCATATACAGGTGCGTTACTTGGTGCTGGGTCTGCTGTTGCATCTGGTATGTTTAGATATCAGCAATACAAAGTTGATGGTTATTTTGATTAGGAAAAGTAAATGGCTGTTATAAGAGAAAAGAGAAGATTTTCTACACAAGGAATTGGTGTTGTTAGAGAGTCTACTGGCAGTGAAGGCTCTGCTAAACGCATTAGAGAGTTTGCTGATAGCCTTATTTCTGGCTCTTATAAAGAACTAGCATCTCGTGCAGAGGTAGCTGGTCAGGAGGCCGCACAAGCCGCTTCAGCAGAAAACATTAGAACAATTGACCCTGAGACTGGCAAGCCAGAAGCATTTGAAATGCCAGCGCAGTTTGGCGGCATTGCTGGCAGAGCGTATCAAAATGTTATCGAAAGCAGATATGTAAAAGAAACTGAGACTCATTTACAAGCATATGCAACAAAACTGTTTGAAGAAACTAAGTTGCAAGAAGATGGCTTCAAACAATTCTCAAATCGTTTAACACAATATGCTGGTGAGCTTACAGATAATGCGGCTCCTAGATTTAAAAACATTGTAGGCGGTCTTGCTTCTACTTTGGTTGCAAGCAACGAAGCTACATATATTAAAATAAAAACTCAAAGAGAGGCTGAAGAAAATCTACTTCACCTTAATACAGTATCTGAAGAAGCATCTGGCAACATAACTAATGTTATTGCATCTTTAGATTTGTCAGATACAGATTCTGTAGAAGAAGTTAATGCAGTGGTGCAGGCATCTCTGGACATTCAAAACGAAGGGCTTGTTGCTAATGTGCATAATTCTACATCAGCACAAAAAGTCGAGACACAAATAATTGAAGCCCTGTCTAACGGCGTTGCACAAAATATGCAAAGAGCAATGTTAGCATCTCAAACAGATAAAGTTCCATTAAAGTCTGACGATTTAAATATAGCCCGTGCTGTTCTTTTATCAGGCGATTCAGATTCAATAGACAAGGTTGACGCCAGACTTCAGCCAGCATTGCGTTTAGCATTTAACTTTAAATATAAAGGCTTTGGCAAAGAAGAAGATAGGCAAATTATAAATGCGCGTACTCAAATTATTGAGGGTATAAAAGCGCCTCTCACTAACATGATTAACAATGCCGCTGGTATAGAGTCTGATGCAAAAACCGCTAGAAGCGAACAAGAAGCTAACAATCAACGAATAAATAACGCTGGTCTTCAGCCAGCACAAGAAACTGCTATCAATAAATTTAGCGAACTTTCTTCAAGTGGCGATATGCAAGGCGCAATTAAAGCTGGCATGGATAGAATTAATGTTCTTGAAGGCATGATTGCCAATGATACTGTCGGCTTTGCGGCGGCCCGTTCTTCTCAAGCTGAGATTAGAAGAGCAATGGGAGCCGCTATAGTTAATAATATGTATTCTACGGGCGTTCAGAAGCTACCTAACGGCGATACTGTTAAGAGAAGGCTAAATGCATCAGAGGGAAGAGAGTTGGACGCTTACCTAACGTCCAATGGCCTTGATGGAAAGCTACCAGAAGGGGCTAAAGAACTTTATAAGCAATACAAATCAATAATAAAGTCAGATGATAATGACTATCTTAATAGAAAATCTGGTGAGTTTTTTGAAATAGTAAACAGAGATGCATCAGCAGATGCCGCTCATGTTAAATCTGTTAATACAAAAGCCAATATTCTTGCTGGCACCGCCGCAAATACTACAAAAAACCAAGGAGAGATGGATAGCAGTATTCTTGCAACGGCAGATGGGAGTCCTGTTCCGTCTGGATATTATCTTACAAGTGAGGCCTTTGAAGCGTTTCCGTTTCATGCTCAAGTAATGATGAAAACTGGAATTGTAGGTGCTGAATTTAAAAGAACACTTACCGCTGTTAGAGAAGGGCGTCAGGGCATAACAGAAGAGCAGATGGTTATGGCTGTTCAAATGTATGACGTTCTTAGAAATACTAAGACACAGCAACTGGTAACAGTAAACCCTCTTGATAGGGATGGCGGCTTATCTTCTGAAACCAATGCTTTCTATGATGCAGTTCTTAGTGCTGTAGAAATTGAGGGAAGCGGCGCAATTGGTAGAGTTGTTGGTGAAATGCAAAGCGCATTTAGTGATACACAATCCTTTAGCAAAAGAATGACAGCAACTGTTGGAGACACTACTGGGTTTAATATTGTTGGGGAAACATTCCCTGACTTGGGATACACAGCTACTGAAGAATTGGCTAGTGTTGTTCCGTACTTTGTTGCCGCTGGCGGCTCAAAAGATAATGTAGTAAGGCTTTTAAATAATCACTATAAAAGAAATTACTATCCGACAGAAGGTTATGTCATTGACCCTGCAAGTTATACTCCGCCAGAAGGCCCGTTTGACGAAGACAATGTTCATGTATCTAAACATGCAATGGCTAAACACTTCCCAGACACAATGCAAAGAATAAGATTATTTGAAAATCTTTCTAGGCATATTAAAGGACTGGGCAATGATGCTCGTTTCTTTAGGCAAGAAAAAACCTTTAGAGAAGGTGCGGGATTTATTACAGATACAATTGGCGGTTACACAGAAGAAACTTTAGATAAGTTATATTCTATTGGTGATGAGTTTGATACTGCGCTTTACTTAACGCATCAAGGTAAAATAGGTGCTGAAGATGTTTATACAGTTATGCAGTTTGATAAGAGTGGCAACCTAATTCCATACCTAGCAAAATCTAACGAGTTAGGGGATAGGAACTTATTAAGTTACACAGTTAGTGAACTAAGAAAGTTTGCACCAGAACAACCCGCACCATTTGAAAGCCCTGTTCAAGAGTTAAAGGCTTTCATTGGTCTTCCACAAGATATTTAGATATGGCAGATATATTTAGCGCAAGTTACAAATACTACGACAAAGCTGATTTGAGTGATGAGCCTACTTTCTTTAATACTGTTGGCGCACAGTTAGGATATCAGTATCAGCCATTATTAGATAAAATTGGAAACTCTATTAGATTTGCTGGCGAAGCAGACCCAAACTATGTGTCTACATCTGACCTTAGTGGTTATGAAAACTATAAATCAGAGCTAATTGGCGCTGTAAACGCGACGCATATGAAGGTTATGAAGCGTCAGTTAGATGAAAATCTTTCAAGACGCAGAACTCTTGCTGAAGCTAGTTTTACTAAACAGTTTATGGCTGGTTTGTTTGACCCAATTAATGCAGTGGCTCTGCCATTTGGCGGCCCTATGGTAGGTCTTGGGCGTTCTTTTGCTAGAACAGGCTTATCTGTAGGTGCTTTGCAAGTAGGGCTTGAGGTGGCTCGTGCGCCATTTGACCCTTTAAATACAGTTCAAGAATCAGCATTAAACGTGGGTTCTGCTTTTATTATGGGTGGTCTTATTGGCACTGCTTTTTCTGTTCCTGCGACAAGAAGAGCAAAAGTATATGAGCAAAGCAATAAAGTATTAAACGAAATGGGTATGGATATAAATCCTCTTTATAACCCTACAAGAAAATCAGCCACAGCCGAAAGACCGTTTCAGCAATTTGCTGACGAACAAGTTGAAGCTATAATTGAGATAGCTCCTAAAAAATTAAAAGCCAATGAAGATATTAAAAGAAGATTGCTTGATGAGCAAGAGATGGCTCGTCAAACAAACGATACAGAAACTGTTAAAAAGAACGCTAAAATTATAGACAAGGTTGATGAGTCAACAGCCAAGCTAAATGAAGAAATAAGATTTGCTAATGATGAGCGTATCAATAGAGCAAAAGAAGATATGGATAAGACTATTTCTGACCCATCTTCTATAGCATCAAGCGCATGGACAGATAGTTTTGCTTATAAATTTGTAACAACTCCAATGAAACGAGTGTTGCAAAACAAAAGAGTTCCTGATTTTGTAAAAAGAGTAATGTTAGATTTGGCGCATGACTCAGGTATTTCATTACATATGCACAAGCATGGTGTAGCATTAGACCCATCTGCTTATCAAATGGCTCAGATGCGTAATGGTGAGTGGGTATCTGTGCATGATGGTTTAACAGCCTTGTATGAAAAAGAATACAAAATTGGCAGTCAAACATTTGCAGATGTAGATATTAGAAGCAAAGCACAAAACGTACAAAACTTTTTTGGTGGTCAAAATAAAACTTATTATGACTGGATTACAGAAGTTAATCGCAAAAGAATAAAAGGCGAAAAGCCAAAAACAGATGCTGAATCAGAAGCAATAAAATTAATTGATGACTACTACTCTACTTGGTCTAAAAGGCTAGAAGAGACTGGTATGCTTGGTGGTTTGGCTAATGCACAAAATCGTCTTTCGTATATTGAATTGCAAATGGATAGGCTTAGTGCAGATATAGATGCTGGACTCAAGCGTAAAGGTGGGCAAGCCCTTCTTAACGCCCAAGAAAGCCGTATGGCTAAGTTAGATAAAGAACGTAAGTTGCTTGAGTCTGAGGTGCAATACCTCAAAGACAAAGACTTTATGCCCCCTAATGAGCAAACATTTAATCCGCGCTATTGGGATTTAGATGCTATTGAAAAAAATATAGACGGGCTAAAAGGAATATTATTCCAATGGTATAAAAAGAATCCGACTGTATATGTATTTGATGAAGCTCAGAATAGGTATGTTAAGAAAGTATTATCTACAAAAGCTGGTGATATCCAAAAGCGTGTAGACAAAACAGTTGATACTATTCTTGGACGTAAAGACGCTACACAAGAAGAGCAATCTTTCTATGGTGCTGGTAAGTCAAAGCATTTGCGTCACAGAGAAATTGACATACCCAATCATCTAGTTGTTGATTTTATTGAGAATAATCCAATCAATGTAATGAAAACTTACAATGCTCGTATTGCCCCTATGTATGAGTTTAATGCTAAGTTTGGCAGAAGCATTGATGATGTATCCGATGAAATAGAATTAGAAATGTTAGTAGAGGGTTTATCTACAGCAGAGATAAATGCCGTGCGGCGCGACATCTTGCATATGTATGACAGAGTTACAGGTCGTGTCCTAAAAGACCCGCACTCACTAGACCAACAAGCCGCTACAGTATTAAAAGACTTAGCTATGCTTAACTATCTAGGTTCAGCAGGGTTCTCGACCCTTCCTGACTTTGCCAAGATAATTATGGAACACGAAATGGGTACAGTGTTCAAAGGTTTGTTTGGCGTTATGAACGACAACAGAGTTAGGTTGTCTTCTCGTGAAGCTCGTATTGCTGGTGAAGCAATAGAGATATTGCAAGGCGATGCTCACCTAAGACTTACTGAATATATGAATAACAATCCGTTAAATAATGGATTTATGAATAAACTTCGTAGTGGCTTCTTTCTTTTAAACGGCTTGGCTCCTATGACCAATATGTTTAAAAGGCTTGATGCAATTATGCGTGGTCATACCCTTATTGATTATTCTGTAAAGTTAAAAGAAGGAAAAGCCACAGCAGAAGAAATAGAATATTTAGCTAGGTATAATATCGATTCTGTTAAAGCTCGTAAAATTGCTGAGTCTTCATGGGAACAAACAGAAAATGGTTTGTATCTGCCTAACACAGAAAAATGGGCAGATGTTGGTATTACAGAAAACTTTAGAGTCGCTATGAACTCTGGGATTATGAATACTATTCTTATGGGAACACCGGCAGATAAGCCGATTGCTGTTGATGGTGTGTTTTACATACCAATGCATATCGCTCAAAAGTTTGGTATGAAGCAAGACACAAGAATAAAAGGTTATGCTCGTGTTGAAAACGGGTTATTAGGTTTACCATTCCAGTTTATGTCTTACAGCTTTGCGGCGGCAAACAAGATTACTGCGTCTTTAGCGCAAGGGCAGATTAAGAATAGAAGTGTTGCTGTTCTTGCTTCTATGGGCCTTGGCTATATGTCTATGGAGCTAAAGTATAAAGATTACCAAATGGAGCAAATGACTTTAGCAGATAAAATTGCTAGGTCTTTTGATGCTTCTGGTATTGCGGCCCTTTATAGTGACCTTGGTTATACGGCTATGAATACAAGTCTTGCTATGGGCGGCCCTAATATTGGTATGGGCTTTATTAATCCTAAGTTTCCACAAGAACAAAACTATGTTGATGCATTTACTAGCTTGGCTGGCGCAGGCCCATCTTGGGCTGTAGATACAGGAAGAGCAGTCGGTGAATTTGTTCAAGGTAATTTTGGTGAGGGTGCTTATCAGATGATGGGGCAGATGCCAGCGGCTAATATGTGGCTATGGAAAGATGATTTAAATCAAATGGGTAGAGCGTTAAGAACATCACGTTATTAATTGTGCGTTGAGGAAATCTTTAATTTAAGTTAGGATGCGGCATGACTATCAATATAGCAGACAACACACCACGGGTGTCATATACGGTTAATCAAGGGGCTACGCAAACTAGCTTCACGGTAAACTATGAGTTTTTTGATGATGCTGATTTAAATGTTTATGTTGATGGCACGTTAAAAACTATTAACACACACTACACCGTATCAGGTGGTGATGGCTCTACTGGCACTGTTACAATGTCTGTAACAGGTGCGTCTGGCGGTAGCACAGTAGTTATAACGAGAAGCATAGCATTAGAAAGAACTACAGATTTTCCTGCTTCTGGTGCTTTTCAAATTGGCTCACTAAACACAGAGTTAGATAGATTTACAGCTATTGCCGCTGATTTAAATGATGAGATTGGTCGCTCTCTACGTCTTACAGATTATGATATTGCGGCAACTCTTGTGTTGCCTGATGTTGACGCTCGTAAGGGACGCACATTA